ACTCATATTCATACCTTCAAACATAGTAACCTCCTTATAACTTTGGTGAAATTTTCACCATAGTGTTAACCGAATAAACCTGCAGCTCCACCCATTACTCCACCTACAATAGCTCCCATTGCTGTACCAATACCAGGTACAACAGAACCCACCATAGCACCTGCCGCAGCTCCTGACATAGCGCCACCAAGAGCTGTACCCATGCCTGTCTTACTTGGTCCTTCCTGAACGCTGTATGTCCCTTGATAAGCACCTAGGAGAGAACCTGCATACTTATACATTTCTATATCCCATAGAGTCTTTGCTCTATCTATCTTAAGGTCCTCATCTTGTTGCTCTTTCTTTGCTATAATGATTATCCTCAAGGTATCAAGAACCATACTAGTTAACTGTTTCTTAAAATCTATACCTTGAATATAGAAGTCACTGTATGATTTAGCCATAGGAAGATAGAGAGCAGCCATCTTTACTTTCTCATCAAGCATTGCTATACCTGTCTTTGATATAGCATCACTCCTTGCAGTATGAGCAGCTAGCTTAAGGTCGGCAGTATACTTCGCCACGTTTCTATCTTTCTCAGCATAGATAAGGGCTTCTCCAATAACAAAGCTCGAGGACATAACTGCATTAGCGTCTCTCATACCTGCTTCAAACTTAGGTATAACAGTAGCCTCTATATCTGCCTGAAGCTGGTTGCTGTAAGCAGTCGCTGAAGCTGCCAACTCTGTAGCATCTTCGTAGACAGTATCAAGGGCACTTGTTATTGCAGTTATATAAGTCGCGTAGTCTGTCTGTGGAACAAGTCCTGTCATATAAGCGTACATAGCATCATAGACATCTGCTACCTTATCTGCATCCAATGAAGTATCATGAAAGCCTGCCATAGCTCCACAGAAAGCATTGAGGGCTGCTAGCATACCGTCCGTGAGAACACTTGGGTCATAAGCAGCTGCTGTTGAGTAAGGATTATTCAGAGCAGTTGCATTCATGTCCGCATAGATATCATCTAACCATTCCTTATGTCTAGTAGATATATACTTAGGAACTGTAGTAACAGAACCACCACTACTTCCTCCTCCACACATATTATACCTCCTTTACAGCGTAGATAAAATCTGTATTGAATCCTATGGACGCTAAGAACTGTTGGTAGAATTCTCTACTGGCGTATGTTACTATACTTACGCATCCTTTGCTCTTAGCATACTTAGCCAATATACCTAATCCTGTCTCTAAGTCTCCATTAGTTATCATCTTTCTATGTCCATAGAAGCAATGAATAAGTAAGTCTGTATGAGTTCCGTCTACACTCATTATTATAGATGTTAGGACAAGAGCATAAGTGAAAGGGACATTTCTAATAAGACGATAGAAAACATGAATCTCCATACTTCCAGCTAGAAGTTCCTCGAGAATCATAGTCATTCTCTCTGGTCTCTGGTCTGATGTAACTCCTACCTTCGGAAGACTAAGCTCTATACACCGCTTCAAGTCAGGCCAGTTCTCTGAGATACCATGAGGGAGAAGCTTAATCATCCTTATCTCACTTATAACTTCTTCTTCACATGCTTCCTTGATTTCCATACGCTCCCCTTATAGATCGTTTGTCGGATAGTTTCCATCGCACTGTCATATTATCTATCTCAAATCCTACATGACTATTCGCTTTCATATGAACTTTAAAGTCTACTCCACTAACTATAGGAGTAACATTACCTTGCTTATTTACTATCTTATATCTACTCCTTTTCATACTCGTATTAGTCCCATAGGCATAGTCTATAGCTGATAATACTTGACTCCCCGTGAAACCTGCTTCAACTGAAGTAATAGTCTTGATAGCCCTAAGACCGATATCAAAAGAATTGGTAGTAATATAAGCAGAAGTATCAGCAGTAGCAGTATCAAAAAGATAACCATATAAGTAACCTCCAACACGAACTATACCACTAGGTATCTGATATACCTCAGACAAACCATCTGAGTATAGATAGGTTCTAACTCCATCTGATATATAGAAGTCCTTACCAATAGGGTCATGACTTATAACTATATCAGCCGCAGTTAGATTCGCCATAAACTGTTTATATCCAAGTCTGCTTAACTGTACTGTCTTAAACTCTACATTCTCTACAGCTGACCACAACGCTCCTTCATTGTCTATAAATAGATGCTTGTACTCATCTCCTCCAATACAGCCCTTACTTGCTATACCATACTCTAACATCACTCGTAAGCCGAAGCCTGTTACTGGACTAGATATAGGTCGGAGAGCGGAGACTCCTCCAGAGCCATAGACCATGACATACTCTCCGAGCCTCTTCACAACATAGACATCACCAAACCAACCAACTGGCATCTGTCCAGTTACGTTGCTTATATCTTCTTTGTCTAATAGCTCAGTTAGATAAGTCTTCCCAATGCCAGACCATGCTACCCAGTTACTCTGGTTTCCACCAAAACCACCTGCGATTAACTGCCCCTTATAATTGCAGACACTTTCGATTATGTGAGTTAGAGTCTGAGCCGTGAGAGTACTAGTCGTTGGGTCTAATACAGCACATCCGTTGCCGTTTACCCAGACTTGATAAGTATAGAAATCTGCCATAGACCACAGGTTACCTACAGTCAAGTCGTCTCCAAGGACGCTAAGGTTGTTCCCTGAGTCTACTTCATATACATGAGTTGCATCGGCAGCATATACTCCTGTCCTTGTATTGAACAGTTGTAAGAAAGGCCAAGTGCCGTCGTAAGTATATGGATTGACTATTGGAGTATATTCGAGAAGGCCTTCTTTAGTGCTCTTAAGATTATAGCACTCTAGAAGTCCAGGAGTGTTCCTACGAATCTTATCCGTAGGTATAAGACCTACTTTTAAATTATCATCTAAAGGGAAGCTAAACTCTTTCACTTATCCCTCCATTTGGTCTATGTCTGCTATTTCCTCTTCTATCCAATCGCTGTTAAGCTGAGTAAGGACTCCAGTAATTGCTGCATCATAATCCTTAGCCCCTTCAGTATTACGATAGGTTTGCTCCATTTTATAAAGTGCAGCCTTGACTAATGTAAGTGGATGGTTGATAGACCAGTAGTTTACATCATCTCCATCTGTTAGTGCATCACTGTAGAAAGCTCCTTCCACTCTAATAGTATATGTTGCAAGGTCTGGAACAGGACTTATAATTATAGCACTATACCCCTCGCTACTAGATGTTATAAGGTCCTCTACAGCCCATATTTGACTAAGGTCAATTGCTCCACCTGGTGTTACAGTAGGTACAGTACTAGGATAATGTCTACCACTTATTGGATAGTATACGAAAGGTTCACTAGGCGTCAAACCAGACTTAGGTTCTGAGTAGTAAGTCTTCATCTCAACGAGACTATCTGCCTTAGTCAACTGTACTTTATCAGTAGGAGTAAAGAGCCACACTTCCTTGATGAGTCTACAGTTTGGGATAGACACGAGTATCTGACCAGCAGCTATATCAGTAGTATAACTTGCAAGCGTCTTACCACCGAATAGTCTGCGGTCTAGTTCCTTAGAACCTTCATTGATGTATAAGTCAGCTGAGACAACTGAATCATTTTGAAGTAAATCTTCTCTACCTGAAAGTTCTACAAATAATTCTCTTATTTCTGATAGTGTCATATATCACCTGTGGTGAAAATTTCACAGTAGGATGGGGAGCCGAAGCTCCCCACCCACTTCTGTTTAGATGTCCTATTACGGACAATCGTCTCCGAATCCGTCCAGAATCATGAATGTATCTGGATGCCGCAGTTCCAAACCAGCCTCAGTAAGGAACTCCTCATTGGTAGCATCATAGCGACCATAGTTAGTGCCCTCAGCTGCGGTCTTTCCACCCTCTCCGTAGAAGGTAGTGTCAGTAATGTACCGATAGACAATGTTCTTCGGCTCGAATAGAATCATCATCTTCCTAAAGGAAGACTCCTGACTCATCAACGGGTGAAGCTTTAGGTTGATAGTACCCCATGGAGTAACCCACTCAACAATCTTAAGTCCGTAGCTAGTTGTCTTTGGAGTAATATCCATGTGAGCACCAGCGAGAGCAAGTCTCTTCATGGCTAGAAGAACTGTCGAGCCACAGATTGCGATCTTCTCAGAGCTTCCAAACCTGAAGAGTGTTTCGAGGTAACTATCGAGCCATGTCTCACCACCGCCAGACTCTGTCCAGCCCTTTCCAGTGTAAGCAGTATTCATGCTGTAGCTGTTGTGGTTAGCAACTACGTTCTTGCGAACGAAGTCTATGATTCCCTGAGTCGTTCTCTCAGGTTTTCCACCACTTCCAGTATTCTCAGTCGGGATGCCGAAGATGAATGCCTTCTCCATTTCAATTCCGTGGAGTTCAAGGCACTCTCTCTTTGCTTCCTGATAAGCAGGACCAGTTCTCAGCCTAGTCATTCTTGCCGTCCTGGTGATGCTCAGAGGTGTACGGAAGATCTGTGTATAGTTGTAGTACTTGGTAGGGTCATATGTGATAGAACCAGGCATAGCGGCGCCTTCCTCGTTTATGTTACCAACTATGATGAAGCGGTCGGCAGTACCGATGTTGCAGCTTGAAGCTGCCCTGATATCGAAGTCGTTGTCGTCGTCCTCGAGAAGTACGCAGGTTAAATAGGAGTTAGCTCCATTAACCGTCTTCGCAGTTACCTTAACATTGACATCGACATAGGGAGCTGAAGCGTCACGAAGGACAAGCTGATGTCCTATTCTTACCTCAGCAATCGTCGCTGCAGCCATCTTTACATAGACAGTCGTGCCAGCATCTGCACCAACTGCACCTGTTGCATAGGTGCTGGTGTATGCAGCTGACAAGGCTGTATCTAAATAAACGCCAGTGATGGCTCCTGCCTGATCTGGAAACTTCTTGGTCCACCAGTTGAACTCAGGGTCATCTGTTTTCTCTGACTTCAGTTTACTTGTAATAGCCGTCAGCGGCATCTCACCATTGGGATAGAGACGAAGCAGCATCTCACGCCAATTTTTAGGCCTCTGGTCAGTTACCCAATCTCCAGTTCCTCTCATTCCAGCAAATGCACTCATAGTAAATCCTCCTATTAGAGATGTTCGATTTTATCGACTAAACCTTTTATCCTACCTGGGGAACCATAGAACACAGTTCCAGGCATAACGTTTCTAGTTACAACGCTTCCTACTCCTACGACAGAGTTCTCGCCTATTGTAACTCCAGGTAGAACCATTACTCCAGCTCCTATCCTCGCAGCTCTTTTAACAGTATACCCATTCACTATAAAAGGCTTTATATGCCTCCTGTTATGAACCATATAGTTATCATTACAGCCGCAGAACATAGGTGCTATAAAGACAAGGTCTTCAATCACAGCGCCTTTGGTTATATGACACTGTGCGTGTATAAGACACTTACTGCCCACTGAACAGTCGCCTTCGAAGACAGTTAGATGACCTATTACAGTATCGTCGCCTATCTTCGTATTCGGTCTCATTACAACATAGTGGCCAATAAAACAGTTCTCACCGATTTCACAGTTCTCTTGTATGACAGCTGTGTCTTCGATCTTTGTTCCTTTTCCTACCTTAGCTGTCTCGTGTATCATTTCCGCAGAACCTCCTCGTATACCTTTAGCATAGCCTCAGCTGTTTCCGTAATATCAGGAACCTTTGGCACTTCCCTAGGCTTTGTCTCACCCTTGAGAATCGCCAGCATTTCCTGTACTTGAATTCTTTGGTCTCCCTCAGTTATCCAGTAGTGAGCCCACTGGTTACCTCGGTAGCTTATTACTTTAGTTCCACACGCTGCAGCCTCTAGGCTCACCCTATTATGGTCTCCATATTCTACTGGAGAATAGTAGTAATCAGCTGCACAAAAGAAGTCTCTCAGTTGGTTCTTTCCACATCTGAAAGCGCTCATATAGGCGCTATACATAGTGTTAGTCATATAAGCAAGAGGAAACCACCACTTGTGTTGGTCGTGCGGGACGTTGATAGCGTGCAAGCGTGCATCGTGAAGCTGCTCAGCTATCTTTCCCCAAGTGAACATGATGTCCACTGGCCACTTACAAGTATGTGAGTTCTCTCCTGTCAAGACACTTGGCTTTCCACTTAGCAGATTCTGCTTAGGTACAGGTGTCCAGAACTTCGTGTCAACTCCCATTGGTATCGTGTAGACCTTTGTCCTCGTCATGCTCTCTAGTAGATAAGCCTGACGTTCCCACATAGAGACTACAGCGTCTGCTCTCTTCAAGAGAAAGCCACTTACAGCTAAGCTGTCACTAGCACCATAGGCTCCATACAACCCTTGCGTCACGCTCAGTTCGAACGTGTGTTCAGGAGAACCGTGCTGGACATCAACCAGTTTCTTCGTCTTATCGAACGAGATAGCATCTGGGACATGAGAATGAACTACATGAATATCAGCGTCCATCCCAGCTGCCCAAGTTGCTGGTTTCTGTGTGTCGCAGATTACAACGTCAACCCCGAAGGGTTTTTCAGCCTCGGCCATCTCAGCTGCCATATTGGCTAGTCCTGAGCCGTTGAAGAATGTCCAATGAGCTACTTTCACATATCCTCCTTATGGATGCAGTGAAGCTATTGTAGAGTTAATTGTACTTATCTGTGTAGCAAGAGACGTATCAGCTGAATCCAACACTGCCTTGAGAGAAGTGTCAGCACTGGCATATCTCGTAGCCATACTACCGTCAGCACTTGTCGCTGTAGACAAGTTCGAGCTATCAACCGTGGACATCCTTGCGATAACAGAAGTATCCATTGATGTAGCACTTGATGTTACTGCACTTACCGCTGCAGATAAGTTGATACTGTCAACGGTACTTAATCTAGAAATAGCACTTGTGTCAGCAGAAACTGAACTCGACAGCACTACTGAATCAGCTGTACTATACCTTGTTATCAAGGATGTATCAGCTGAGTTTCCAGCGCTCAGGTTAGTACTATCCACAGTACTCATCCTTGTTATTACCGAGGTATCAGCACTTGAATATGCGACAGTTATTGTACTGTCAGCGGCCGAGAATCTTGTATTTGCGCTAGTATCAGCACTAGTGCTAGTACTTAGTGTAATACTATCTACTGTACTCAACCTTGTCACGGCTGAGGTTGCAGCAGATGTTGCTAAACTTGCAGCGGCAGATGCTCCAGTGCTTGCTCCTGCAGATGCTCCAGCTGAGTCTCCAGCTGAAAGACCTGCACTAGCAGCAACTGACCCTACAGCTGAAGTCGCAGCAGAGGCGGCAACACTGGCTCCAGCGCTTGTTTGCGAGCTAGAGAGAGTATCGTCGTCCCTCATGTTTTCGTTTATATTATGGTCTAATCCCATAAGGTACCTCCTACAATTCTTCTGTACTTAACATATCAGCTATCTCCTTCTCGACTCCAGTCAGCTTTGCAGCTGCATCGACGCCTTGTCTGGCGGACTGGGCCTTTCCAAAAGCAGGTCGTGCTACGTTGTATTTCTTAGCTGCAGTCTCGGCACTCTTCTTAAGCCCGAGTCTCTTTCTTACTTCTCCTACATCCTTGTCATCTCCACCCAGCGCAGCGAAGACCTTGTCCATATCCCAGTCGGGATTCTTGGAGACTATGTCGTTTGTCACTTGACCAACGAATTGAGCGTGAGGTTTGAGGTCTGGATGCTTAGTGTAGAAGTCAATAGTCTTCTGATACATCTGGACATACTGCGGAACTACCTTGTTTATAATCTTCGGGATAGCTCTCAGAACGCCCTGTACAGAAGATTCTTGGACTCGCTTAAGTATCTCATTCATCTTCTCACGCTTGTCAAAGGCTTGGTCATACTCCTCATCAGAGTTCACAAATTCAGACACGAGATCTTTCTTGACTTCCTCGAAGTCATCTTCAATCGTGTCGCGCTTCGGCTCTTCCTTAGGCTTTGCTTGACTATTGAGAAGTGCACTTATTTGTTGCGACAAGGCAGCTACTTGCTCTGTTAGATTTGCGATCTGTGAATCGCGAGTATCGTCAGTAGCTTCCTTACCTTCTCCGTCAGGTTTCGCTTCAGCTTTATCTTTCCCTGCAGGTTCTTCTACTGCAGGAGTATCTTTCCCTTCTTCACCAGTGTCTTTCCCAGCTTCATCTGTTTCCTCGTCAACACCTTTTGTAACGTCTTCAAATTCCTTGTCACTCGCCTTATCATCAAGAAAAGTACCAAGCATATCAGCAATCTGAGATTGGACAGGGGATGATGCATCTCCACTTCCAACATCACCGCTGGCGTCAGCCTTACCCTCACTTCCTCCACCTTCTCCTGTTCCTGTTCCTGTATTATTTTCCATCTTTCTCCTCCTGTTTCGTTTTTATCTCATCTCTTAGATTTTCATAGTTATCTATAAGAAACTGTGGATAAGCTGCAATGAATCGCAGTTCCTCAGCCCTTCCCTGATTTATCCTAAGTGTATCTAAGTCGTCAGACTGTCCTCTCTCAAGGTCATCTCTACATCCTTCTATCCTGACCATTAGAGTAGCCTCTAGATACTTCCATATCCTACCTTTTACGAAGTTTCTAAGCTCCTCTATATCAGGTAGATTGTCCTCTAACTGTTGTGAAAATTTCACAGTAGGGTCTTTCATATCGGCCTCATATTTCCTTTCTGCACTTCGGCTTCTATCTCTTCATCTTGCTTCAGCTTTATCTGTGCACTTCCACCCTTCCTCACGAACTCATTTACATTCTTTGCTCCTGAGATTCTTGCTAGATGCTTAAAGATACGAACCATGTCGAAACCAGAACCAACAGCAGGATTCTGTGCTAGAGTCTGATACATCTGTAGCCAGACTTCAGCGAACTCACCTGCTTCTATAGTGCCGTCGTGACTTACGATATCGTAGTTTATAAGCAAGTCCATAGGGCTTACTTTCATACCTGTCGAGAATCCGTACTCTTCCTCGAGCTCCTGTTGAAATCTTCCAGCTGTAGAGATATAAGTCTCATTCTCCATCAGTTGCTGAGTGTGACTTGCAAACATATACGCCAGGTCCTGCATAGTCATAATGGACGCTATCTTGGTACTTTTAGCCAAGCGGCTAAGTGCGGACATTCTCGTATCCCTAGATTCTGTGGCACTGCGGCGTTCTGAGCCTCCCCTTATTATTCCCATAAGAGAGTCGACAGCAGATGAACTTCTTTGCATAACGTCCATGACTATACCTGCGTCCTGCATATGGTTTCTAGTAACATCGGTGACAGCAAGCTGCTTTACAGCATTCTCGACACCTCTGCCCCATACAGCACGACGAGTGCGTATTAGTTTACCAGGACCTGGCTTCTTGAGATCTGACATATTTATTAAGTAAGGGTCTACTATCAGCATATCGTTGATAGCTTTCCTTATATTAGCAACGTGGCTGGTGAAGAGGAAGTCTAGTATTCCCTGCAAGCCATAGATTATCTCAAGCCTACTGATTGGAGTGAGGGAGTATCCATCGTAGTCTGGAGCACATATGGTTACAGGGTAGAGGTTATGGTCGAGGTTGAGGGGTTGAGCTTTGAGGAGGACTTCATCACCAGCCAACATAAAGAGCCACTTTTCTGGATACTCACCGAGACCCAGTTTCCATTCCTTAGGAATGATGTTAATGAACATATAGGTGATATCGATAGGACGAGTTATGTCTGATATCTCAGCGTTCCTAGCTTCGCCACCAACCTTAGTTTCCCTGCCTGATGTGTCTTCTGGTATCGTAGAAGTATGTCCATCTATATGAGCAATGTACTTAGCGTTGAACATATCTTGGTCATACCGCTCACTATTTAGTGTATCGAGATAGTTTGTTTTATCTATCCATCCTACGAATCCACCCTTCTGTACGTCCTGTATAGGAACGCTAGGGTCTGGTAGGTACAGGTAAGGGTCTATATTCATAAGAGCGTTGCCTTCGAAAAGTCTCGTAGGCTCTCTTCTTTTCATTCCTGTAGTCTTGTCGAAGATAGATCTATGTCCCCAGTGTGAGTTCCAGTATGGGCTCGAAGCACCGAAGCCGTAGGCTAGACTGTCTCTGAACTGTGTGTGTAGATTTAGGGCAACCTTGTTCCTGATACACTGCAGCTCGATAACTTTCTCAAGCATGATAGAGCCGACTGTATCTTCACTAGTAAAACCGCGATACCTAAATATAGGGTTTTCAAGGAATACAGATACCCAATATGTAAGGATAGTTTCAATAGTTGCATAGCTATAAGGAACAACGATAGATACTGGCTTCCTAGTGTCTTTTTCAAGAACGTACTCCTCCTCGTCGTCTAGTGTTATATAAGCCGTGAGAGTATGATCTATCTTCTTCCAGTAGTCATGCCTACGACTCATAACGTCGTAGCTAGCCTGTGCTCTATCTAATATCTCCTTAACTATCTTATCATGCTTCTCCGTCCCAGGCTTAAGATTACCAACCTCTGGAGGATAGCCGTAATCGTAGTTAATTTCCTTAAGTGCCTCTGTAGACCTTCTATTGTAACTGCCCTGCACTTGCCTCATAATAGTTCACCCATTGATGTAAGTTTATCAGTTTTTACCATAGTAGTCAAGATATATATTGATGGTATTTGTCTAGTCATCATATAGTCTTTATAATTATAGTTATAAGTATAACTACAATCACCTACACATGGATAATCTATAAATCCATCATAGACCCAAAATTCACAAACTTCCCATATATTAAGTAGATAAAACCAAAACTCAATAAAGAAACTAGGATAACTTACATTAGTCATACAGTCCTCCAACTTGCCTTCTCCACTATATCGTCACCATAGTCGAAGTCTTCTTCATCCACGAAGATTGAATCCATCTCATCTTCCTCTAGCATTCTCTTATTCTCAGCCAGCTCCAGTTCACTCACGTTATCTGTTCTTGGGTAGAAGTACCGCTCTCCCTGTTCTAGCAATTCAACTATATAAGCAAAAGCATCCATTATGTCGAATCTCTTAGCTCTAGGGAAGCTAAGCAACTGTTCCTCAAGCGGAGTGCTTACTGCCTTATTATGATAGACTAGACCTCTGCGATAGAAAGGAACAAGACCAGCTATACGGTCCTCCTTCTTCGCTCTCGCATGGAGCTCTACTAGCTCAATCTCAATCCCTCTTCGCATCAACTCATTCCTCAGTGGATATGTTATGAACTCGTTTAGAGAGGTAACTTCGATTGCTATAACATTTGCTTTAATTCTCTGAGCCATCTTGATGGCTTCGTCGTACAACTTATCAGGATGAAACATACCAGCAGATACGTCCCGAAGATAGATACGGTTAGCACCAAGATTAATACCCACACCAACGACAGCGGAATGTGCGCTATGTAGTTTAGTAGTCTTTGCAGGGTCAATGATAACGACATTTTCGATAGCCTTCGATTTACTTAGGTTAGATTCTCCCTCGTCATAGTACTTAAAGTATGACTGTAGGAATGTAGCATCTTCTGTACTTATAGCCTTGTTTCTATACTCACGGAAGAAAGTATCCAATAGTCCCTGTGCTCTATAGGTCTCAGCCAGCTTCCTTATATCCTCATTCGACATAAAGTCGGGCCATAGACTGTTATAGTTATCATCACATATATCTATATTCAGATGTACCCAGTTAGGGTCGTCCATTAGATTAGCTAAGAGTGAGTCTTCGTGCAATAGCGTGCCGATAACGACAATTTTCCAGTTCTTCCTGAAGCGAGACGTAGAACCGAGTACGTCTGCGAACCACCATTCTTTGAGCTTCTTTCTCTGGTCTTCAGATCTAACACTTTCGGAGTCTTCGAGGTCATCTCCAATGATAAGGTCTGGTCGCTCGTCATTGTGCAAGATTCCTCTGACCTGCTGACCCGTTCCACGAGGAAAGATGAGTGTGCCTCCTTCAGTAACCCACATATCTTTTGTGAAAGCGTCGCTAGGTACGCTGGATTTAATAGGTCCAAAGATACTTCGAATGATATGGTTAGTCGTAAGTTCACGCTTTAAGTTCTCCGATTGCATTACTGCCTGTGTGGAAGAGTTACTGATAGGAACAATAAACTTCTTCTCACGGAAGAGTATCTTCTTAGCAGGATATGCTAGGTTTATTATACTAGTCTTGCCGAGACCTCGAGGGGCTGTTATGACGGCTTTATCTATAGTATCATCGTCTAGGATAGCAAAGATAGGATTATGAATAGGAGCGAAAGGGAGATAGAAGCGATCTGGGAATAGGGTAGGTGCAGTGACTCTTGTAGAAGCACAGCAGTTTACTAGTATTTCTTCTATCTCCTCATTTGCTAGAACATGGTCAGTCAAGAGCCACCTCATGTGAAAATTTCACCACAGTTTATTTACCTTCTCCTAAGATTTTGTCCTGCTCAGGCTTAGTGTTATTTCCTGTCTTACCAACATACCAGGCGATTACCAAGCCCGCCACGAGTGCTATAGCACTTAGGAAATCTGCTGTTATGCCGAGGTCTATTCCCCATTTTCCAGCTATCCACTGAGCGATGATAGCTAAGCCACCTATGAAACCAGCTAAGTTAGTCTGTCCATCTTTACTCATGTCCGTTCCTCCCATCGTAGATTATTACTGGCTCTATTCCTTTGAATATACTTAAGCCAGGTATGTCAGCTGGAGTCGGTGCCTTACCGTCTACGCACTCTATACCCCAGATATAACCGCAGAGTTCAGAGCAGAAGAATCTATCGGCGTCTGTACTTACTCGCCTGAAGATCTGTTTCAGAACGCTACCATAGTCGTACTTCTTATCAATAAGCTGAAGCATCATACAGCCCATTAGTATCCTATCTTTATCCATGTACTTAGGAAGAGGTAGCCAAGCGATTACTCCTGTATAATCCATCATCTTGGCTGTTAGCCTTGTCAGCTTTACTGTAGGACTCGTGGCTTCTACGTAGTACCTATGCCTCTCTTCTCCTTCATACTCCGACAGCCTGATGATAAGGGAAGCGTGTGACCAAGTACTCCCTGTGAAGAACTTTATACCTGCAGCTATTGGACTGAAGCTACTAAACAACAGACAATCTCCAGTCTTCATATTCTCTCTTACTTCTATATAATCCATCAGTGTACAGTCCCCCTTATAGCATTTATAACATCATAGACAGCCCATGATAGCTCGCAGTCGTCAGTAGGTTCTTCTACTTCCAGAGGAACAGTACTAAGACTAGATGGAGAAAGAGATATAGCTACATGAGTAAAAGCACTTACAGCGGTGAAAATTTCACTTAGTGTCTTCCATTGGAAGATCTTATTTCCAGTCTGCCCGTTTCTATGAGATATTCCTCTCAAGATATTTCCTACGACACCATTCGCTATAACAGTCTGTGTATCATCATCTGGAGCCATAGTGCAAGTAGCGTCTAGACAAGCTACAAAGTCTAGAGGATACTGCCCTGTACCTATGCCAATGATAGTGGATATCTCCTGCACACTATTTAGTGCATTGTATGTAGTACTAGCAAATGGATTACTCTGGTTAACTCCAGAGAACCATACTGCTGTAGCAGATACCCATTGTGAGTTATAAGCTAGCAGTATCTCAGCTAGTGCTGTGCCAACTGGTGGACTTAGCATATAGAACACTTCTACAGTAGGACCTACTCCACCAGTTCCATCTACCCTAGTTAACCTAGTTAAAGCAGTTCCTCCATATGTTACACTATTGAGAAAAGGCTTAGGATAGAGTCCCATACGATGGTAGGCTACGAAGATTAGTAGTATCCTATCATCTCCAGCTCCAACTTTCACATAACCCTGACCATCGTTGTCTGCGAATGACAGGTGAACAGCGTCTCCATAATGTGAGGCTATAGAGGAGACAGAAGGTGCATTGTACTCAGTAAGGATAAGCTCAGTTAGTTCAGATAGAGAACAGTTGCTATCGCCTACAGGGGTATAAGTTGTTGATGGTGCGATTGAATTACCTTTAAGAACAAGTAGAATCTGAGCCCAATCAGTATCTATATCACTAGTCCAAATAGATGACTTTAATGTTGCAGATCCTATAACTTTAGAACCAAATATATGGTTTAGATATGAAGAATATTCATATGTTTCTTCTCCAAGTCCTCCAGTAAGACTCGCTGAAGGAGATACTGAAACATGGTCTATAACTAAATCACCTTCAGTACAGGTAATATCGTAACCACCATAAGTACCTATTGAACCTATTATTCTTCCATTATATTGCGATACAGGATTATCTCCAAATTGATCTCCAGACTTACATCCTGTATAATGCAAGAAAGTAACTACAGCAGCATTATCATTACTAGGAATTGTTATCTCAAGAGCATGAGTTCCTAAATCAGGGTCAACAAGTGTCCACATATCCATACATCTATCTCCACCACCACCTATACCTTGGTGAACATGAGACCAGTAAGTCATATCAACTCCATTCCATTTTACACTTGAACAAGTCCTGTCTCCATCGTAAGTAATAAAAACAATAAGTACATGATTTGATGCTGTATCTGTAAGTGTAAAAGTAAATATTTCACTAGAGTCAGTCCAGAATCCTTGTTTTCTATCAGCTACTACTTCTATAGGTGGAGAATATGTAGGTTCTGAAAGTCCTGTTCTCATAAAATTTAAGAGAGAAGAAAGCTCACAAGTCATATCTCCTGAGACAGCTCCTGCCCATCCATCTAGTCTCAGACGATCTAACATACCAGTTAGTTCGCAGGTACTACGAGGTTGGTAAGGTTGTATGTCTATGGGAGTGATAGTTATAACTAATGGAGAAAGATGGACGTGTCCATCTAGTGGAGTAGCTATAGTTGGAAACTTTACTGTGAGTAAAACTCCAGGGTCTCCATAAGCGTCTCCAAGATCTGAAACTCCTGTGTAGTCTCCTAGATAAACGACAAGAGTACCAGAGAAGAATTCCTTAGGGACAACTGTCAGGACAACAGTCTCTAGATAGATTCCACTTACTTCAAGCTTCTGTGGAGATATAGTTATAACTACAACGTCAAGATCTACATTCATAGATTACTCTATATTAATCAAACCTTCAACGTTCACGACTAAGGAGAAAGTCATAGAGACTGGATTCTGATTCACTCCAAAGTCCCAATATGCTATGAGGGGACTTGTAGCTGGGTCGCCTGTATCTTTGTAGAGGATAGCATATCGACAAGTGAAGCCTGTACCATCGGCTGTCCAGGAGATATCTGTGCAGTCAAAGACGCCTTCGTCGTCTGTATCATCTACAGTTACAGCCTTTCCAGCGAGAGTTGCTCCACCAGCAGTATATCCTCCAGCTGTTGTAAGCTCATCTCCAGAGACATCATCATAGTATTCATCGGCGTCTATATCAGGCGTGTGAGTATCTGGGAGAAGTATCATCTTGAAAGTATCGTTGGTGAAGTCGATACTGCCGTCCAGAAGAAGTTTCTTAAACATATTGTAAGCTGTTCCAGCTGCCATTGTATCCTCCTATGGTGAAAATTTCACCGAAGTTATTCTTGTATCACTTGAAGCATAGCATCTAACTCATACTTACTACCACTACTTGATACTATACGACAAGTTATCTGATATCTATGACCATTCGTACCTGCCCTTATCCAGACGTATACATTTGGTGTAACTTCATATTGCTTAGTCGAGTCTGTTATTGTACTAACAACATCTGAGTTATCAGCCATATCAACTGCACTCACGGTAGCTGAACTTATAGTGTCGCTACCAAGCCACGATAGAAAGTTAAATGATATGTAGTACTCTTCATAAGGTTGTTTACTTCCAAGTTTCTGTCTCATATTACCTCGCTAAGCTGCTTTTAAATAATCAGTGTATATAGTAGTATCCCTTCTGAAGGTTGCTTGCTGCTCAATAAGGTGCTCATAGATAAACCTCATGGTCTTCCGGAGTTATCATTGCCCCGCCATCTGACGAGCGAACATAGAGCCGGTATCCTGGACACACAAGACAGTGGAGGTATTCGGGTGGACTGTCGCCCATGACCCGGATGAACCCGCGCCCGAACCTCCGCACCATTGGCACACCTACAATGTCGTGCCGAACAAGGCCCGGCACCTGCGGGACGAGGGAAAACCGGACGCAGCCGGTGAGGTCGCCGCCTTCCGTTACAATAGTGCCATCTGCTTTCTCCGCTTCCCATCTGTAATTATTCTGTACGCTCGTCATAAGCAAACTCTCAAATTTCATCATACGCAAGGGTAAGTGTCTCCGCGCTCAGGGCACCGTTGCTGGCCGTGCTGGCCACTGCCATCTGCAATTCAATCAGGTCGCCGATATAGCTGTCATTGTCTGCCGGGACAAACGGCCCTGCGTCGGTTCCGTCTCCGTCAAGAGGACTTCCTGACGTCTTGCCGAAGAGATCTTCGCCCCCGGACATGGCCGTCTTGTAGTTCGCGCCCCAGGTTGTACCGATGTTCTTTACGGTCACGCTGATGCCTGTGCCGAATCCGTTGTTGCCGTCCGTGTACCACCTGAGGTTGCTAATATTTGTATCTGGCGCATCCTCCATGTAGGGGCGGAGCTTCTTCGTATAGCTGTAAATCGTGTCCGCAGAGGGAACAACCAGGGGGTTATTCGCGTCAACCGTGGCGTTGTCCGCGTCCTTGAACCTCACCGTCCCTGACGTCTTGTCCGCCCCGGTATCTGCTGCGCTCATTTCGTGAATCTGGATAGTTGCTGCCATGTTCTTTCCTCCTTTATGGGACTGTCTTTTTTCTGGCGGTGGCCATAATTGCCGTTATCCTCTTATTTGCATAGATGACCTGGGCCGCCGAGGTAGTCGCCGGTATGATGATCGCGTCGAGTGATAGGGTCTGGGATAGTGCTTTTTGAACAAGGGCATCCAGGGAAGCCGCGGACGTGAACCCTGTTTTCCGGATTAACGCGTCGAGGCTGGCAGTCTTTGCCTGATCATCTATTTGGAGTAAGGCATCAAGAGAAGCTATTACAGTCTTGAGCTTTTGAACAACGGCATCGATGGCGGTTGTTTCCGTGAACCCCTTTTGCAGCATAGCATCAAGGGAGGATGTCTTTGTCAGGGCGGTACGCTTGATGAGCGCGTCCAGGGCAGCTGTCTTCGTGTAGCCTTTTTGAATGAGTGCATCGAAGACGGCCTCGACGGTGCGGGCCGCTCCTACCTCCTCATAATAATAGACAAATGGTTGTCCATCAGCCCACCTGATAGTGGAATCCGCCGTTATCGCCTGTCCGTCAGCCCATTTAATCTCAGTTGCCATCTATCCTCACGTTATCGTTGGTTCAGGCCAGACATAGACCTCATCGTTGGCCTCATACTCAACCAGATCAAGACTTACCGTTATCCATCCATCTTCTGTAGTTGTAAATGAATCAGAGGTGATAGTTTTCGTCCAGTCTGCATCATTATCTC